GTCCACAGATAAAAGCATCTGGTCGTTGTACTCGTAACAAGTACTCAAACTTGTCTTGGTCAAATGTAGAAAATGTATTAGATACATCTTTGCTGCCACACATACCAAAGGCTACAGCTCTGTTGTCTGGGTGCATAGGATGAGCTAGTCCTATGTCCTCATCGCCATTGAGCGTTGTCTCAACGTCAATAGCTACAAATGTTTTGGTCATGGTTTTCCAAAAGCTTTCTTAAAAATGTTACTCGTATCTAGCCCTAATGGGGTCGATGGTTACTAGAAATTGTCCGTGTCTATCTGACTCGATTTGTTTGCTTCCTCCTCCTGGTAGTTTGTTCTTAGGAACATTGATGGTACGTATCATTTCTTCTTCGGGACTCTTAGGTTCTTTGTACTTGCCTATGGTTATGACGACATCAGCCTCACCTGGTTTGTCAGTCTTAGAACCACGCAGTGCGTCTAAGCCTATGAATGGTGGGTCTTTCATATCTACTGCTGTCGCAGACAATTGTGATGCTGCAATAACTGGGCCATACGATCTTGCAAGTTCCCTTGCCCATTTGTATATCTTGCCCAGCTTAAGATCCTCACGCTCGTCTGACTTGAAGCCATCAACCTTGTCAAGCTGGTCAAAGATGATTAGCCCAGGGTTAACTTCTCTGAACAATGTCTCAAGGTCACGAACGTTGTTCATGTCCTTAGTAACACGTATCTTGTCTTTGTTACCACCCATCAATGCTGCGTAGTCTTCCATTGCTTTCTTGGAGTCTGCAATGATTACTTTGCTCTCTTGACCAAGTGCTGCTTGAACAATACGGAAAAATACAACTGAAGACTCTTCTTCGTTGTTGACCCATACAACTGGTCTGTCTTTTGGTAACTGTTGCGCTAGGTAACTAACCTCGCTTGCTAAGAATGTAGTTTTACCTACCTCTACACGAGCAGCAACAATAACGAAATTCCCAATGCGTAGAGGGCCAAGAGAACGATTGAGCGCATCCAGTCGCCATTCATAGCCAGAGCTAGTGATCCTGTCAGCAATAGCAGATAGATCAGCAGAAACAAATAGCTCATCTTTTTCAATATACCTTTCTACATCTTTGAGTGCGTTGGTTGCAAGTATGTGTACATGCTCTAAGTCACTAGAGCCTTCTTTAACTTTCTCACACTCTTCCATAATGAGGGCTAAGTAGTCTAGCTCAATGAGAGTTTTGACAACTTCTTCGTGTGCATGATGTGGAACAAACGCCTTAGCCTTGCTAAGCATCATGCGTAGTTTCACAATAGAGTCGTCTGTAAGACGCTTACTTTGATCTGCTATTAGGAACGCTGTAAACGAATCCCAAGCAAAGTCTGCAACTGAAGGAAAGGTCTTGTAGTATTTCTCCATCCCGTCAAGGATAGTGTTGGTTTCTTTCATCACTACATGCGGTTTGATGTACCGCCTGTACTTTGAGAGGTTCTCTTTGCTCTTAGCGCAAAGGTACAGAACATCGTAGTCCATCTATTTCCTTTAAATTAGTATGCTCACAAGCTCTGCTGGTGTGCATTCTTTTGGTTCTTTATCTATACCAAACATAGCTAGTTTGGTTTCCGTTGGTAAGAAGTGTTGTAGTTTTTTGAATGCTTTAGTTGTTCCCTCCATTCCTGCTTCATCTGGGTCTAGCCAGATACATACTGTGTCAAACTCAAGCTCATAGATTTGAGCTAGTGTTCTATCTGAGATAGTTGTTCTTAGTAACGCTACAGAGCTAAGCCCTGTGTTTTTGTGTACCCTGTATGCACTAAGGTAGTCTTCGCAGACTACCAATGTCTTACCTGATGTGTGAAACCAGCTTGCATCTCCTTTGGAGCTGCTGCTGTTGTAGTACGTGATGTACTTTGGTTCTGCTTTGAGGTTGCGTATCTGCCAGCCTATCGGCTGTTGTTGTGGGTTGTAGAGGGTCAAGGCTACTTTGTGCCTTTCCCCTTCTATGCCGTGGAAGTGACTGTCTTCTGCGTTGCAGAAGTTGCTGCGCAGCCACACCATACCTTCGGTTGTTAGAGCCGCTAAGCGCGGCTTTGTGGCTGCTGTTGTTGTAGTTGCTTTCTTGTTTACCCAGGTAGACAATCGGTCTTGGGATAGTTTGTCTGAAGCAAAACCAGACTCAGAACAATGATGGCAATACGCTACCAATCCTTTTTCTGTACGTTTGATATACAGCCTACGCTTAGTGTCCTCACCTGCTGAGCATCCAGTGTGATTGACATGGATCTGCTGTCCCATGTTACTAGGAGCATTTGCTAGGATTAATTTTTTATCAATCATCTAGGCTTTTGCCATTAAAGTTTAGTACTTCATTACAAACATGTTTGATAATGCACTCTGTATATGTTTTTAAACTATCTGGTTGAAACAAAATAAAGTCTTCAACAATTTGTCCCTCAGAATAAAATGTTCCTGGATACAAAGTTGGCTTTGAATGTTCTATTGCTTTTTTGATTAACTCGTTAAGTTCCATGTGTTCTTTCTAAAGCACAAAATAGATAACTCTCCCCTAGAGGAGAGCTATGTGGTTTTATGTTTTAGTTTTCTGAGGTGCCATATACCTTAGCAAAAAGCTCGCCAGCAACTTTACGTTGTGTGTCGTTCAATTTGTTGAGGTATACAAGTGTGAATGCTGATTTGAGAGAACAACCTATAGATACTTTTCTACAGATACCAAACAAAGTACGAGGAGAAACAGTAAGACTAAACTGACCTGACTTGTAACCTTGACGAATAAGGTTAGCAAGTTTGACAAGCTCTTTAGCTGCTTTACCTGTAACTGTTGTTGGATACTTAGATGTAATGATCTTCTCTTCTACAGCTGCTGGTAGATAGTCAATGAAGACTGCTGTACCAAATCTGTCAAGTGTTGCAGAGTTCTGAACGTTAGTACCTGCATGAGCACCTGTGTCATCACCTTGACCTTGTGTGTTACCAATAGCAACAAGCCTAAAGTCCTTGTGAGGAATGATTTGTTTGTCTTTGGTACTACCTGGCATCTCTTTCAAGAAGAGCTTGCCATCGTCCTCTAAGAGCCACTGTAGACCCATAGAAATCTCTGGAGGAGTTACGTCCCATTCGTCCCATGCAAACACAGCACCGTACTTAACAGCTTCTGTTGCAGCACCATCTACCCAGATTGTTGAACCATCCTTAGCAGTCAATTGACCAAAGATCATTGAGGAATCCATATCCCCAGTGCAATTAACCCGAACAAAAGGACGATAAGTACGAGCACACAACTGCTCAATAAGACTAGATTTACCAGCCCCTGTAGGGCCATAACAAAGGACTTTTTCATTTAACTCCCATGCTTGAAGAATGTTAGAAGCAAGTTTTGGATCAATGACGTATGTCGGATTGATACTAGGAACAAATGCTGCGATACGCTCATCCCAATCAGATTCTTGGAATATGGTTACTCCAAAATCTTGGTCAACTGGCTGACCGATAACCTCAGAGAGGTAGGCTTGATTAGGTTTAAGACTTGTTGTAGGTGATCCTGCCATGAGTTCTTCTACTGTTTCGCATTCTGTAATTGTTTCATGTGAAACATCTGTCGATGCTTCTGCTGTTTTAGGTGGCTTACGCTTGTCAAGAGCTTCTTTCAAAGCTTTCTTAACAAGGTCTTCCACTTTGGGAGACGCTTTTGAGGGTGTCATTTAAGAATTTTCCTTTCTATTAACTCAATCAACTTGCTCGGTATTTCTGATGGATCTTTGACAACACTATGAGCTTTGTAGTAGTACTCAACTGCATTACTACACAAACCTAAACCATAGATGTCAACAGATTTTGAAGCTTCTATTTCTTTGATTACTTTTTCTGTAAACTCTTCTAGACCTATAGATGATTTAGATGCTGCTGGTGAACCATCAGACATCACAATCAATAGCTTCTTCTTTTCTTTACGCTTATTCAAACGATCATAAGCCCACAAGATATTCTCACCATCGGGATTACCGACCATAAAATTGCTACTAGTAGCAAAATAATCTTTGAGGCTATCATCGTTTACCCTTAGATCACTAAAGCTTTTGTAGACAAACATAAGCGGTTTAGGTTCTGAATAGCCTGTACTACCGTCAGTAAAGCCAAGAATTTCTAGCGGTATGTTTAATGTTGAACAGACTTCGTTAACAAGCAATGTAGAAGCCAATGCGTATAACACTTTGTCTCCACCCATTGAACCAGACATGTCTACCAATACTGTGATAGCAGCATCCAGTGTTTTGTTATCTATTTTGTT